ATCGCGAGCGCGCGGCGGGCGCTGAAGCCGGGCGGGCAGCTCTACTTCGACGTGCCGTGGACGCCACAGGCGATGTTCCAGACCGAGCACTGGCGCTGCTACGACGATGAGGGGCTGCGATCGCGGCTACTGCCTGGATTCGAGCACCTTGCCCGAGGGTGGGCGCCGAACGAGCGGGAATCGGAGCTGACGCGGGTGCGCCCGGGCTCGCCGTATGCGCCGTTCTGGTTTGTCGCGGTGTGGGGGAGGAAAGCGGAATGAAGTTCACGTGGGAGGGGCACCGGCTCTACGCCTACCGCACCGACCCGAAGAAGGACGGCCGCCAGGTGTGGCCGTGGCCTTCGATTCGCGATCAGTGGTGGCACAACACGACGCAGCTGCACGTGCAGGGCTCGCCATTCCGGTGGATGTGGCCATGACGTGGACCGAGCTTGCCGTGCTGTTGATGGTGCTCGAACGCGTGGGCATGTTCGTCTACGGGGCGTGGAAGACCGCGCAGGCTATTCGGGCGGACCGTGACCGGCGGAACGACGAGTACGAGGCCGTAAGGCGCGATGCCTGACGATCTCCTCTCCGCCTCGGAGCGGTTGGCCCGTACCGCTGATGATCTCGGCGACAGCTTCGCCCGAGAACTCGCCATCGTCAAAGGCGACCTCGAACGCGAACTCCGCAAGCTGCTCCGCGAAGCCGAAGGCGGCTCCCGCACCGCACAGGCGATCGTGGGCCGCTCCCTCGCGCTGCGCCGGCAACTCCGCGACGTCCTCACGGAAGCCGGCTACGACGATCTCGCGGACATCGCGACGTCACGCGGGCTCGATCGCATCGTGCGGGCGGTGGAGCAGCTGCGGGTGGTCGCTCGGGCTACCCGATTCGCGAGTCAGGACGCCACGCGCATCGCGGCGCTGAAGGAACTGGCACGGCTTGATCTGTTGGCGCAAGGCGATGAAGTGGCCATCGCGCTCTGGCGCTCGCTGGTGCAAGGTCTCTACTCCCAGCGACCGGTGGTGGACATCCTCGACGACTTGGCGCTGGCGCTCGACCGAGAGCTGCCGGAATTGCGCACCCTTTACGACACGACTGTGTCCACGTTTGGTCGTCAGATCGAGCAGATGAAGAATCCGGACGCCGACTACTGGGTCATCGTCGGGCCGGTCGATGCGAAGATGCGGCCCTTCTGCGCGGCGCGCGTGGGCAAGGTCTACACGAAGGCCGCGATCGACCGAATGGACAACGGGCAGGGTCTCTCTGTCTGGGCGACGTTCGGTGGATGGAACTGCAGGCATCAGCCAGTCGCGCTCTCCCGCTTCAGTGAGCTGGTGGACATCGCGGACACCGACCAGCGTGCGCCTGAATTTGAGGCCGCGTTCGAGGCCGTCAAGTCACGCCTGAAGCTCACACAGAAGGCCGCCTAGCGCGTCAGCATGAGATCGCCAATGGCGAGGCCGAGCCACCACGCGAACGCGCTCATCGCGGCACCAGCGAGCGCTCCAAGCAGCATGGCGCCGATGCCGCTGGATGGCTCCTCTTCGCGGCGGCCACCTACCCATCTGCGTCGGATCGTCATACACCCATTCTAGCCTCGTCCGCACACTACATGGCGTGTCCGTCATCGTCCGATCCGCACCGCTGCGTCTGACGAGCATCGAGCTCGTTGGCAAGCCGCTGATGCGTGAGATCGGACTACTGGCGCGCGAACGCATCCTCCGCCGCACGACCGCAGGACAGGACGCCACAGGCGCTCCGTTCCAGCCCTACTCGCCCGCGTATGCGGAGCGCAAGGGGAAGGAACTCGGGGGCTCTGGCGTGAACCTGCAGGTCAGCGGCGGGATGCTGCGGAACCTCCAGATCGTCGACCTGACGGACAACAGGGTCACGCTCGGATGGAACACGTAGGCGCATGGCGAAGCGCGGCGGTCCCACGCTCATCCAGCGCTCACGGCAGGTACCAGACGAGCAGAAGGCGCTCTATCACCAGGTGCTCGGCGCGGGGAAGGCGCGCGTGATCCGCAAGTTCCTCGGATTGACGCCCGCCGATGAAACGGCGATCCGCGAACGGCTCGGCAAAGGTATTCGCGAGAACCTCGCACGGGGAGTGAAGTAAATGGCCGGTGGCACAGGACATCGATTCGACACCCTGCGAACGCGTCGGCTGGCTGCGGGCATCAGCGCGACCGAACTGGCGCGGCGCTCGAACACCTCCGACCTGATCGTCTCGAATCTGGAGGCGGGCGGGAACTGCGACCCCGCTGTCTCCGGGCGCATTGTCAACGCGCTCGCGCCGCCGGTGGCGGTGACATCGACCTCCGTTGCGAGCCCGTCGGTCGTCACCGTCGCGGCCCACACCTTCGTGACAGGCGACACCGTGACCATCGCGGGCCATGCTGGCAGCACGCCGGCGGTGAGCGGTGACTACGTCGTGACCGTCATCGGCGGCACGTCATTCTCCATTCCCCTGAACGTCACGGGCGGCGGAACCGGCGGCACGGCGGCGCTCGCCGGCGCGTCGGCCGGTCAGGCACGACTCTCGTAAGACCAGCACCACCAGGTATCGGGCACCACAAGGTATCGGCGGCTCTACAAAGGTATCGGGCACGACAGAGAGACTCCCTATGGCGCGAATCGAAGTCGACATCGAAGAAGGCAACATCGCGAACGTCCCGGCGGAACTGCAGGCCATCTTCCAGCGCATCGAAACCGAAGCCCACGGCAAGGGCTACGGCAAGGGCGCCCAGAAGGCGGCCGAGGAAGCCAAGGCCCAAATCGAATCCGCGGTACGAGACGCGGTCGCCAAGGCCGAAGCGATTGCGCCGGTCGAGCGCGAGAAGTTCGCCGAAATCGATGCCGCCAACAAGGCGCTCCGGCAGCAGTACGCGGATCAGATGCGTGAGTCGGATCGCACGCTGAAGGCCCGCGAAGAGCAGCACGCGCGCGAACTGATCGCCCGCTCGGAAGCGGTCAAGGTGCGTGAAGAGCGACTCCGCGAGCTCACCGGCGACCACCTGCGGGCGCTGGCGTTGGGCGCGGGCGCACGGGAAGAGTCTCTCGACGAACTGAGCGTGATTCTGGGCAGCGCCATCGGCTACGACGAGGACATGAAGCCGTTCCCGAAGGCGGCGGACGGCAAGCAACACATGACCCTCGGCAAGCCCACGAGTCTCGACGTGTTCGTCAAGCAGTACCTGGAGACGCATCCGCACCACCGCAAGCCGGCCGCCGGCGCGGGTGGCGGGTCTCGTGGCGGCCACACCTTCCAGTCCTTCGGACAGCGGAAGTCGGACGTCGCGGACTTCGAAGCGGCGACCTCCAGGATCGCGTCCGGCGACCGCTCCGCGGACGCCGTCAACGATGTGTTTCTGGCGAGCCGCCGAAAGCGCGAAGCCTCGTAGCGCGCCGCCGTCACGAAGGGTAGGCCAGTATGGCGTTTTCCGGACTCTCCACCAACAAGCTGTTCGTTCCCAACCTGATCGCCGAGGATCTCTCGCCGGTCATCGCGACGCTCGCGCCCTACGAGGCCCCGTTCCTCGAATGGCTCGGTGACTCGCCCGTGTTCGCCACGTCCACGAAACACGAGTTCGTGCAGGACTACCTGCGCCCGCGCTACATCACCAACTCCACGGCGGTGGCGTCGGCGACCGCGGCGACGGTCATTCAGGTCAACGGCCTCGGTGAGGCGCTGACGGTCGGGACCATCCTCGAAAACGAAAGCGCGGCTCCGGAGCTGATGCAGGTCTCGAGCATCTTCCCCGGCGGCAACTCGATTCAGGTCACGCGCAACTACGACGGCACGGGCTCCGGATCGCTCGCCGCCGGCGGCAACATCTACGTGCGCTGGCCGGCGGCTGAGGAAGGCCACGAGCATTCGGGCGCGCACACGGCGCGGTTCGGCACGCGCGTCGCGAACACGGTCGGCTACTTCAACATCGAGATCGCGGCGACCGGCACGCAGCTCGCGGTGACGCAGTACGGGAACGACACCTACGAGAACTCGCGCGCGAAGGTGTTCAAGGAGATCCCGGGCCTGCTGGAGTCGGAAGTCATCCGCGGCAAGCTGAACGCGACCAACTCGCTCGGCACGACCACGGCGACGCGGACCATGCTCGGCATCCGGCCGCAGCTGACCGCGATCAACTCCACCGTGACGGCGGCGTCGTTCGCGGCCAACCCGCACCTCTACGTCGGCAACATCCACGAGCAGGTGTACCAGGCGGGCGCGGCCACCGACGAGACCTGGGGCATCGTCGCCGGGCGCACGTTCTTCCGCAACCTGTCCGACCTGAACGACACGAAGGTCCAGGACACGAACCAGAGCGAGCTGTTCAAGCGGGTGATTCGCAACTACGAGGGGCCGTTCGGGCGCTGCACGCTGTTCCTCTCGCGTGCGCTGCCCTCGACGGAACTGCTTCTCGTGCCGCGTGAGCGCATCAAGGTCGTGCCGCTGCAGGGGCGCTCGTTCTTCTACAAGGAGATGGGCGACTCGGGCGACAACAAGAAGGGCATGGTCGTCGGCGAGTACACCGTCGAGGTCCACCACCCCTCGGCGATGGGACGGCTCTCGGTCTAAGCGTGAATCCCGGTTCGGGGCAGCGGGTCATCTGCCCCGAGTTCACTTCCACATCTCCCCGCGAAGGAGCTATGCACCCGATCCTCGAAGAGTTCTGCCGAGCGCGCGAGTTGCAGACGCATGTCCTGCGTCGCATGCAGCGCGAGATGCGCGACACCATCCAGCCGTTGATCGACATCGGGGAGAGCGCTGCGAAGCGGATCGCCGATCTCGAAGCGGAGAACGAGTCGCTGCGGGCGAAGGCCGCGAAGAAGGCGGCCGCCTGATGCGGATCTGCTTCTATGTCGCGTCCGTTCCGCTCACCCGGCAGATCATCGAGGGCCGCCATTCGCTGGGCGGTTCGGAATCGGCGTGCCTCGGCCTTGCGCGGGCGCTGGCGAAGCGTGGCCACGATGTCCACATGTCCGCGATGCACCTCGCCGAGGATTGCGTCGGCCGGCATCCCGACGGGCTGACGTGGCACCACGGGGACGGCGTCCACGAGCTCGCGCAGATCGTCGACTTCGATGTGTTCGTGGCGCTCCGCATGCACCACGTCTTCGACCAGCCGGTGAAGGCGAAGCTTCGGTGGCTGTGGAATCAGGACATGCTCCAGGGGGAGCAGGTCAAGCTCTCCGTGATGTCAACGGCGTGGGCCTACGACCGGCTGGTCTACGTCTCCGCGTACCACCAGAAGCAGTGGGAAGGCGTGCTGCCCGAGTTCAAGGGGCACGGCTGGGTCACGAAGAACGGGTTCGACCCGAGCCTCGTGCCGAGCGACGCCGAGAAGCACCCGAACCGCATCGTCCACATCACCCGCCCGGAGCGCGGGCTCATACCCATCCTCGCGATGTGGCCCGAGCTGAAGAAGCGCGTGCCTGACGCGGAGTTGCGCCTGTGCCGCTACCAGTCGATGTACGACGGTGAAGGCTCGAACGTCCGCGCGCTCTGTGATCACTTCGACCGCGAAGTGATGCGGGTGAACGACGAGGTGGGCGGGATCGCGTGGCTGGGGGCGCTGGGCAAGGCGGCGCTGTATCAGGAGATCGCCGAAGCGGCGGTCATGTGGTACCCGGGCGTCGCAAATTTCGCCGAGACCTCGTGCTGGACGCCGGACACGCCTGTCGCCGTTCCGGGCGGTCACAAGCGCATCGATCAGATTCAGCCTGGCGACCTCGTTCTGAGCTACAGCGAGGCCGAGAAGAGCATCGTCGCGAAGCGCGTCAAGTGGTGCAAGCGGACGGGTGTCAACAAGGCCGTGATGCGCCTGACCTACAAGTGGCGCTTTGGTCGGAAGGCTGGTCGGCAGGAATCCATCGTCGGGACGCCGAACCACCAGATGCTGCGGCGCGACGGTTCATGGACCACGCTCGGCGCGCTGACGCCCGGCGATTCACTGATGCCGATGTTCCGCAAGTCGGACGGCAAGTACTGGTCCGTCGGTCATGACGGCTCGAAGTATCGGTACGAGCACGACGTCGTGGGCGAAGCGCTGGCCGGCCGCCCGCTGGAGAAGGGCGAGATCGTCCACCACGGCGACGGCAACGGCCTGAACAACGACGAGACAAACCTCCACGTGTGGCGTCAGTCGGACCACATCAAGCACCACTTGCCGGAGATGAAGGCGGTCTACAACGCGAACCGTCCATTCGACTACGAACGGATGCACGCGCTGCGTCGGGCAGGACTCAGTCAGGCGGCCATTGCCGCCGAGATGGGCACCTACCAGACGAGGATCTGTCGGAAACTCGCGTCGTCGAACCACAGCGTTGTCAGCGTCGAACCGGCTGGATTCTCGGACGTCTGGGACATGGAGGTGGAGGACACGCACACCTTCATCGCCGGGCACGTCGTCGTCCACAACTGTATCGCGGCGATCGAATCGCAGGCCAATTCGACGCCCTTCGTCGGTTCATGGAAGGGCGCGCTCCCGGAGACCGTGCCGAACGGCGTACTCATTCCCGGCGATGCGATGTCGCCCGAGTATCAGCAGCAGTCGATCGGCGCGGTG